TCGAAACGGGAGCCGATGAACGTGACGACGCGCGCGTGGGCGTACATGAACAGTTGTGACAGCTTGTCGCCCCTGAACGTGACTTCGGGCAAGCGGATACGCCTGTTGCTTTCGCGCACGGCGTTGATCGCAAGCGTCTTTTCCACGTTGCTGAAGTAGCTTTCGGCGGTGGTGCTGTCGTAGGCCGTCCAGCCCACGTCAATGCTTAGGCAGCTTTCACCGTTGCGCGTGGTCTGTTCGATCTGCGCCAAGCTGCTGCCGTCCTGATTGAACTCATACGTCTTGTAACCGCTGCTGGAACTGCCGCGATGATAGAACTTGGCTTCAAGCTGCGTGTAATAGTCGTCTGCCGCGCTAAGGGTCGGGTCGGCGTCGATGATGACGCGGCCCGCGTCCGGGTACCGGCTATCAATGGTGATGTCGGTGTTGTCGTCGCCGGCGCGCACGCGCGGCCCGGTCAACACCGTGTCTAGCGTCCACCGCAGATAGACGGCCTCAAAGCTGGGTATCTTCGCGCTGTCCGCGTTCTGATACGAGATGAACAACACTCGGTCAAGCTCGAATTGATACTTGCCGTTGACCTTCCTTGTTTTCTGCCGTTCGGCCCAGTCGATGAAGCTTTTGCGATCTTCGGCGGGGAACGGCGCGGGGAACGTGCTGTAGGGGAACCACCACGCATTGATGCCGTCGAATCTGAGCCACGTCGTAAGCGTCGTGTCGGAAGTGCCTTGCATCCACCATTGCCATCCCCTCGCCGCCTTGTCGTCGGTGCCGCTGTTGGGACCCTTGCGGCAATCGGTCTTGAGGATATAGAGACGGTCCGAAGCGGTCACGCTCAAACGGTTCTTGCCGTGGTCGTTGTCCAATATCTTGACGTCGGTCACGTATCCGTCGAAAAGACAGTAGTTCAGGGCGGTGTACGCCGGATTGTCCCAGTCGGGCGTGACGGTGATACGGTGCCCCATGAGCAAGTCGGCCGACTTGCTGAACCGGTCGCCTTGGTCCAGCAACGTGATCTTGAGCACGTTCGGCGTGGTGGCCGCCCACGGGGTCGCCACGCCCCACTCGATAGTGAACGGCGACAGGGCCACAAGGTCCGCGCTGCCGTCCGGCTGGAACGGCAGCGGGGCCAAGTCAAGATAGACGCGGCACGTCTCAGGCAAACGGCTTGAACTGCTCATAACGCCAATTCCCTTCCTCGCACGCGCGCCCACCGGTTGAGGCTGGTCACGATTTCGCCCGCCACGCTGTCGTTGTCTAGGTTGCCGTGGGCGTCCACGTTGATGTTGATTGTCTGTGCGACAGGCCGCGCAGCGTCCGCACGGTTGGCGACGGTGGATATTACGGCGCGTGTCAGCGTCGGGGGTACCCTATGGCCGCGTGCGGCCATAGGGGTGATGGTTCGCGCCATGCTGTAGGCGGATACCGGCACGTAGGCTTGCGCGCTGTAGCTCTGCGCGCTCAAGCCGCTTGCCGCGCTGCTAGCGCCCGTGATCTTGCCCCATAGGTCGGATACCCAGCTGAACGCCTTCTTGATGCCGCCGATGATGCTGTCGAACACGCCCAACACCTTGTCCTTCAGTCCGCCGAAGAAGTTGGCGATGCCGTCCACGGCACCCTTGGCGGTGTTCTTGATGCCGTCCCACGTATCGCTACCCCACTGCTTGATGCTTGCGCCAATGCCGGAAAGCCATGACACGAAGGCGTTCCACTTGTCGCTAATCCACTGGGCGGCAGCGGCACCCGCCTTCTTCACGATGTCCCAATTCATCACCAACAACGCGATAACCGCGATCACGGCCACGATAACGGCAATGACCGGAAGGAAGGCGAGATTCACGGAACCCTGCGCGACGGCGACGATACCGGCCACGACGCTATAGGCGGTCATGGCGGCGTTCAGGACGACGATGATGGCGGCGACTGCAGCGATCACGCCCACGAGCGGCACGAGCCACGAACTGTTAGCCTGTACCCATGTGGCGAACTCAGCCAATTTGCTAGCGGCGGCGGTGAGGGCCGGCAACAGGGCTTCGCCAAGGGCCGCTTTGGCGTTCTCGAACGACGCGGCCATGCGCTGCTGTTGTCCCTGTGCAGTGTCGGCCTCACGCGCGAAGTTGCCCACGGCCTTGCCGCTCTGCGCGGTGATGGCCGCTAGAGTGGCTTGCATCTTCGCGTTGCGGTCGCCCGACTTGTACAGGTCGCCAAGGCCCATAGACGCCGCTTGGGCCTGAAGCGTGGCGTCGTTGAGACTGATGCCGTATTTCTCGATAGGGTCCATTTCGCCCTTGAGTGCCGAAGACAGGGCGTCAACAGCGTCGGCGGTGGTGCCGCCGAACATCGAAGACAGGTCGGCGCCAAGGCCGATAAGGTCGTTGGTCTTGGTGGCCGAGTCTTCCACCGACATACCGAAGTTCTGCAACTGACTGCCGACCAAGGTGGCGAACTCGTTGTACTCGTTCTTGGACAGGCCCACGGCCTGAGCCGCGTTGTTCGACCATTCCAGCATCTTGCTTGAGCTGTCACCGAACACGGTTTCGACGCCGCCCACCGACTGCTGTAGGTCGGCGGCGCTTTTCGCGCACGTCGCGGCACCGGCAGCAACCGACGCCTTGCCTACCTTGTCCTTGAAGCTCATGGAAGCGCGTTCGGCCTTGTCCATCGCGGCCACGGCCTGTGTGGCGTCGCCGATGATGCGGATAGCCAAGATAGCCGATTTCATGCGATCACCTCACTTTACGCCTTGTCTTTTCCGTTTCCTCGGCTTCGTCCTTTAAGAGCTGCGTACAGGTGCCCCAATCGGCTTCTTGCGGCACCTGTTCGCGTCTCCATGCCCACGGCGTGCCGCCGAAGCGCGCCGCTAGTACACAACTCAGTTCGCCGAAGCTGCCTGAGTCCCATTGGTCAAAAAACCCGGCGCGTCGTCACCTGACATGGACTGAAGCACGTCGCCGCTGTAGGACTCGGCGGGTTCAGTGTCCACGGGGTCGTTGTTCATGTCTTCCACCGAAACAACGGTGTCGGCCCACTGCTCGAAGGGCAGCGTGGTAACGCCTATCTGTCGGCAGCGCACGTAGGCGCTGTAGGCGTTGAACTTCACGGCGGCTTCCATGAGGTTGCCCCATCCCTTCGTCTTGCCGTGTGTTTCGGCCTGACAGCGCTGCCACATGGTCACGCAAACTTCGTCGGTGTGGCCGTCCAAGTACTTGATTCGGGTGTTCGGGGTCTTGTCCTCGTTGCTGGTCATTTGCTGATGTCTCCTGTTGTGATTCGGTTTATGATCTTCTGCACGGCGTCCGCGTAGAGTTGCGTCCATTGCGGTTCCGTGTTCTTTGCCGCTTGGTTGGCGAAATGCGTGGGCTTGATGTTGTGGCCGGGCCATCCGTAATCAATGACGCCCGCGTAGGGTACGCGCTTGGAACCGGCGCGCACGACGCCCGCCTTCTGCGTGGCGCCGGCGCGCACCGACGCAGCTAGTTTCCCGGTCTTGCCCTTCGGGGCTAGGTTCTTGGCTTCGGGTACTACGATCTGCGCCGCCTCTTTGTTGACTTGGCGCAAGTCCTTCATGTCCGCGCCCGCCTTCTTCAGGCCGCGCGCCAATTCACTAGCCCCCTTGAGCTGGATTGAGCCGTTGCCACCGGCCGCGTAGGTGCTCGCCACGGTCAGGACGCCGTGTAGTCGGTCGCGGTCACGTCCAAGGCGACAAACGAAAAGTCATTGCTGTTTTTCGTCTTGACGTCACCGCCGAACTGGATGGACGCGATAACCACGCTGCCGGTGAGCTTCACGGTGCCCTTGGTGTTGGGCACCCACTCGAACGGCAATGTTTCGCCGCTGTGGTTCAGACACCACACTTGGAGGCCGTCCATTGAAAAGTCTTCCTTGATGGAGCCGGTGAGCGCCCACGTTTCTGTTTGTGAGCCGCCCTCGGTGTGGCCGTCAAGAAAATTGTCGTTGTCCTCGGTATCCGTGCTCGGCTCAAGAGCCGTGTTGATGACGTCCGCCGAGAAGTCGCGGGCCGAAGAGGACGAGCCGATTTTGAGGCTGCCAGGGCCTAGCGTTCGTACTGCTGCCATTGTTTATCCTTCCGTTAGTTCCAGTGGGTTGAGGGTGATGGTGTAGGCGGCAAGGTTGCCGACACCGGCAAGGCTGAACGTGCTGGGCTTCGCGTCCTTCATGTTCAGCCGTTGGGCCTGTAGGCGTTCCACCGCGTCTATGAGCAAGTCCATCGCCGCCGTCTGCGTCGCCATTGTGCCCGCGATCAGGTTCACGGTCCATGTGGGGGTGATGTACTGCCATCCCTCGAACGTGATTTCTGGCGGGTCGATAAGCACCGCGATCCGGCCGGGCAATGGTCGGGCGTCCTGTGCGTCGATGGTGACGATGCAAGCGAGGCCGCCGAGCATGTCGGTAAGCGTCTCTATGAGCGCTTCGCGCTCGGTTTCCACGTACCCACTCATGCGATCACCATTGAGCCTGTCGGCACACCCGCCGCGTTCAGCTTCGCCCATACGCTGCGCAACGGGTCGGCGCTGATGCGATAGGGTTCGAGCGTGCCGTCGCCTACGTTCATCACGCCTAGGCGCGCGTCTCGGCTGTTGTACAAGTCGGCAGCGCAAGACGTGATGCAGTCGGCGCGCACGGTGTCCGCCACCGTGTAATCACCTATCGCACCGGCCACGTAGCCCATAGCGGCGACGGTCGCGCGCTGCACGCGGTCGTCGTCGCCTGTGGGCACGCCGATTTCGTCGCGCACCGACGCTTCGTATTTTTGCCAGTCCATCAAGGCTGTGACTCCTTTCATGATGATTACTATGGGTGGTGCAGAGTGCGAGGCTTAGTTGGTTTTGTACAGGCGGGGAGTGAACGTCTTATCGACCTCGCCCGTGGTATTGATGAAAATGTTGATGGTCAGCGTTCCGGCCTTCAAGGTTCGCGGCCCGTAGCTGCGGGGAGAGAACTCGTCTGTCTGCCCGCTGCCGTCATCGGGGATGAGTTTGGTCTGTATGCCAATCAGCCATGAGTCGCTGCCCAGCGGCCAGTCTGTGGCGTCCATCGTGTACGTTCCCGCCTCCACATGCACCGAGCTATGCAAGTCAGTCCATGAGGCGGCCGCTTGCGTGGTGGAGCCTTTGAAACGGTACGTGCCCGGTGTCGGTTCCGTGACCGTGATCCCCGGGTCGGCACCCAAGGTTTTAGGCAGTCCGGTGACACGCGGATACAGGTTCGCTAGCTCATACCCCCCCCATCAAAGCTTGTGTTGTCGGGGCGCATCCAGTCGTGTTTCTCGGTTCCGGATTCGAGCTGGATTCTGAGGTCGCCGGCCTGTGCGGTGGGTGTGGCCTCGTTGCTTATGATGTAGAGGCGCAGGCTGACGGTGCCATCGGGGATTGCGTAGCCCCTGCTGGCCATGGTGATCTGGCTGCCCAATTGCTGTCCGTTACCGTCGAGGCATTTGGCGTTGACGTCCAAACCTTTGATAGTGGCGCTGGCGCTCAATGTCACGATGCCCTGTACGGGGCATGGGAACGTCCACGACAAGCCCGCCCACTGCCGTGAGGCGGTGCCGGTGACGTGCAGCGAACCGTCGCTGTTGACGGTGGCGGTCAGTCCGTTGGCCGACGCGGGACCGTAGGCGAGCAGGTTACGGGATTTGACCGTGACCGGCACGATGGTTTTTACCGCTGGGTTGACGGTGCTGGATATCGTCACGTCGGTTTTTCCCGGTTTTTCCCGGTGATGGTGATGGTGGTCATTGGTTCACCTCGATGTCGATCAGGTCGGTGCCGGCAGTGGTGGCGGTCACGGTCTGTGGTGCCGTGGCTGGTGTGATTGTGGTTTTGATTTTTGCGGTTCCGCCCGCGGTGACGGTTAGACTGGCTGGTGTAGCACTGAGTCCCGTGGGCGTCAGACTTTTGGGAACTTGACGGGGATCAGGCCCGTGGGCAGCGTCGCGGCCACGGCAAGATAGCCAAAAATGCTGTAATTCTCGGTGAGATTGGTGGGGTCGCCGTCGCTGAGCTGGGTCGGGCCGCCGCTCTCCCATACCGTGACCGCTTCGGGGTCGATGAAGCATGCCGTGCCGGTGGGGGCGCTGGGGAGGAGCTGGACGGGGACGCGGAGGAATCGGCCGGCG